AAACAAGAGTGTCTAAAACCATAAATGTCAGCTTTCAACAAATTCAAAAGTACGAAAAAGGACAGAATCTATGTAGTGCAATAAACCTACTAGCTTTGTCAGAATACTTTAATGTTACTTTTGACTATTGGGTTAAACCAATTATAATGAAAGACTTAACATTACTAACTAAAAGGAGAGAGAATGGATTTATCCAAAGACAAGACTTCGTGGCAAGATAAAAGAATCAGGGCTATGAACAGAGTAATAGGTAAAAATAAATATAAGCATGAATATTATGCTGAAGAATATTCTGCGATAATTATTTCAAAAGCTAAAAACAAAAAACAATATAAGGGAGAGAATAATGTCAGTAATAACTAGAGAAGATAAACATAAAAATATAATAGAGTTTAGACCATTAGATAAAAGATATAGATACAAAGTTAATGGAGAAGTTAAAAGAGGTGTAACTACCTTAATAGGTGCAAGATTTGGTAAAGCACCTCTTATGCTATGGGCAAAAAAATTACCTTTAACTGCTTTAGAATGGCAATTAGAAAGCGAGGGTAAGTCTAAAGATTATATCTATAACTTCATTGATAACCTTAAAAAAAAAATTTCCGAACTTGAAATTAAAGATGCAACAACAGGAACATTAATGCACTCTTATTGTGAAGATTATATTAATGGAAAAAAAGTAGTGCCACCGACAACAGAACCTTTAATGACTATGTTTGGTAAATTTACTGCTTGGTGGGATAGTAAAGGTTATAAAGTTTTAGCAACAGAACAAACTTGTTACTCACAAGATTTAGATGTGTGTGGTACTTTTGATGTTATTGTTAAAGATAAAAAAGGTAAAAATATATTGCTAGATTTTAAAACATCTAAATCATTTTATCCTGACCAACCAATACAGATTGCTACATATAAAAAGCTAATAGAAGATTCTAGTAACTTAAAAATTGATAGTTATGGAATAATCAAGATACCTAAAGACCCACTACAAGAAGTGTCTTTGCGTATGTATGAGCCTAAACCAACTTATTTAAAAGGTTTTAAGGCTTGTAAATTTCTCGATACTTTTGAACGAGATTTTTTAAAAAGAAACAATGAGTATAATAAACTAAAAAAAGGAAAAAAAAATGTATCAACAAAATAAATCTAATAGTGATTTTTGTGCTTTAACCTTGTACTTAAATCCGACAGGCAATCAAGCACCTAAATATGAATATAAGGCAAATGCTGAAAGTCTATTTACTTGTAGCTTAACAAAGAAAAAATATAAGCTATCACAAATAAATGAATGGTTTATGACAGAGGGAGTTCAAAACTTTGTTAAACGAGGTCATACTGCTAAATGGTTTGCTAAAACACAACAAATTGAAACTCCAAAACCATACGATAAAGGAGATTTTCAAATGGTTTTAAGTTTTATTATGATTAAACCTTATAAACCTAGTGCCAATGTAGATGGAATGAAAACAGTAGGTCAATCCATTCCACAATACACACAACAACCAATGACACAGGCTCAACCCTCTGCACCAGATCATGCTGTTCCAGTACAGAATATGAATGATATGGACGATGAGATACCATTTTAATTGTGAAAAAAATAATTAAAAAATTTAATGTTTGGTCTTTATATTATCGTACAGAAATTGTATGCTTTATATCTGGATTTATATTAGGAGTCTTATTGTTTTAATTATGCTTGATTTTGATAAAACTTTTGAAAATGAAGTTGGCTCGTCTAAAGATAAAGAAATTTATCAATTAAAAAAAGACATGGCTATCAAAGTTGAAGAAATACAAGCATTATATTTAGAAGTTAAACAACAAAGAAGTTTAGCTGAAAAATATGAAATAGAAAACAAAAATCTTAAACAACAAATAAAACAGTTAGAAAAAGAAGCAGAGGAGATGTTATTGTACCCATGATAATATTTGGTCATTCAATACACAGAAAATACAATAGACTTGTCGTAAAGATAGTTGCTATAATATTTTTTATTATTGTAGCAATTAGTCTAATGTCTTGTGATAAATTAGAATTTGACCCTACAACAACTACACTAAAATATATGTTAAAGGAGAAAAAGAATGAGCAACCAATTAAGTGACCAATTATATAAAAAATTAGAAGAAGCATCTAACGAATGGGCAGAGTGGCAAAAGAAAGTAATTATTTTAGATGAGGGTAGGAAAGCAGTATTTTCTGCGTGTGTAATCAAACATAAAAAATTAGTTAAAACTATGTCTGAAGCTGAACATGAAGCTAGAATAGATAAAGACTATAAAATGATTGTTGAACAATATGCAGAAACAGAGAAAGAATTAATTAAAGCTAGATATAAATATGCCAATATAGATAGATATGTCAGTTTAAAACAATCAGAGTTAAAAAGAGATTTAGCTTTGAATAGTAAAGTTTAATGAATTTCACTAACGAGAATTGGATTGCTCCCTTGTTTATCAGTTAGTGAATAGAGTTGTTAGCGAGAGGTAACAATTTGGTGGGGTGGTTTTGCTCTCTCTTGACCACCCTATTTAATGTCTAGTAATATCAAAATATTTTATACTGGTTTTAGATGTAATAGGAGTTTCGGTATAGTTATAATCTATTAGATCAACTTCTGGGTGCTTCTGTATATCAGAGATCATTCTATGTAATTTAGTTTTATTAGGAGTTACATCTATGAATCTAAAATTAACAAAATGCCCATAAGGATTATGTATTGATTCTAATTGAAATTCTAAATCTATAATTACTGCGTCTATGTCCATTAGACATATTACTTCTTTTTGTTTCGGTTTAAAACCTTATCTGTCATTTTAGTTGAGAAAGTTGCAGTAAATACTATAATTACTAAATACCAAACACTATCAGGTAAATCATTTATTATTCTTACCCATTCTTCAAAGTTATCTCTAGTGCTTTCAAACCACCCTGTACTTAACATTGATATAAGCCAGATCATTAATATTTCATCTTTCCAACTTTTATCTTGGCTTTTAATTCTAGTTATATCTACATCTTTTGCGGCTTCTATTTCTGTTGCTCTAATTGTTTTAACTTTTTCAGCTTTGTGTTTAAAATGGTCAGTTACTTTACCAACTGCTAATTTTGTAAGTGGGTTGTTTAATAAACTAAAAATCATAAGTATGTGTTACTTGTTAAAAATAATAATGTTGACCAGTATAGCAGAAGAATTGAATAAATTAAATAAGTGAATTTCATTCATTCCTAATATTCCTTATTTTTTATTTTGCAACTCTTTTGCTAATTCGCAGTAATGAATTATTTTATTCCACTTCTCATCAGGGTGTTCTCCATCTTTTTTTCGGAGTGCGTATTTTATAATATTACCTTGTATGAAATCAAGTTTATTTGCGACTATAAACTCAATAGGTTGAATTTTATATTCCTTATAGTGCTTACCACCTATTTGCTTGTCAGTAGCTTTCTCTGTGGCTCTGTGTGGCCTTAACCTAGACAATTTTACCTATCCAATCGCCTTTTTTGTTAATTACCATAGGAAGTAGTCTTGGTATGCCATTAAGTATAATTCCACAACCAAGTATGAATCTTGTCTTAAAGTTCTTGGCATAATTAAAGGCCATAGATTTTTGATTAATTAAACAACCTACATTCATACCAAAGAATAGATTGTCAGGATTCGCCCAATAGCTTATTACAAATTTAGTATGATAATGACCCTGAACTGCTGACATACCCATAGCTTGACTTACCTTTAATACATCTGCACTTCTTCCATGTGTAAAAAAACATCTTTGGCCATTAGACATTGTAAGAGTTAAATCATCTACCCACTTCCATTTTCTAGTACCTAAAAAATCTCCATAAGGTTTTAAGAATTGTTTAGACATTCCATATTTTAATGCTCGTCTATAAACTAAACTTGAATGGTTACTATCAACTTCTGTAACTTCTGGAAATATTGCTTCTAATTGTTGTATGTATTCTTTGGCCTTATCTAGTTCCATACCAGCCGAGTACAAATCAGGATTATGTTCGTGCATTGATATAGCATGAAAGTCTAATAGGTCGCCAATGTTTACTATTCTATCTGGTTTAAATTCTTTTTTAATTTCTTTTAAAAATGTTATTGAATCCTTATGTTGATAAGGTAGGTGCATATCAGAAATGACAAGTATTTTTTTATTCTTCATACAAGCATAACTTGTACCTTATTTTGATAATAATGTAAATATTACATAGCCCATAGCACTTATAAGTGAGCCTGTTGAAATTAGTAAAATTTTTTCTAATCGTTTTACTCTTTCTTCTATTGAGTGGATTTTATCGTGAGTTAGTTTTTGCATGATACGACAAAGTTTTTCGTGTGATTCTATTTTTTGTAATGCGTTTTGTTTAGCCATTACTTTTTCTTTCTTGGCTTATACTTTTTAATGCCTTGTGAGATAAATATGTTTTTATACAA